CGAGCAGAAAGAAAGCGCCCGTGAATACTTCATGGACTTTGTTCACATGGCTTGGCCCGCGTTCATCGGCGGTAGACACCACAGCATCATGGCGAAAGCTTTTGAGCGAGTAGCCTCCGGTGAACTGAAGAGACTCATTATTAATATGCCGCCTCGACACACAAAGTCGGAGTTTGCGTCATATCTATTACCAGCATGGTTCTTGGGTAGATACCCAGAGAAAAAGATTATCCAAACTGCACACACTGCCGAGCTTTCAGTAGGCTTCGGTAGAAAGGTGCGTAACCTTGTAGACAGTGATGACTACAAGAAAATCTTTCCATCCATCGCGTTGAGGGCCGACTCTAAGGCGGCAGGACGCTGGAGTACTAATAAAGGCGGAGAATACTTCGCGATTGGTGTAGGTGGTGCCGTCACTGGTAAAGGTGCTGATCTCTTAATTATTGATGATCCACACAGTGAACAAGAAGGTCAAAGCGCAGACCCCGGCGTGTTTGACAAGGTTCATGAATGGTACACCTCCGGCCCTCGACAGCGACTACAGCCCGGTGGGGCTATTGTCGTGGTAATGACTCGCTGGCATAAACGGGATCTGACAGGACAGATACTGAAATCGTCCTTACAGCGAGCAGGCACCGATGAGTGGGAAGTGATTGAGTTTCCCGCGATCATGCCATCAGGAGACCCTCTGTGGCCTGAGTTCTGGCCCAAACCGGAACTAGAGGCTCTAAGAGAAGAACTGCCGTCTCCTAAGTGGAACGCGCAGTATCAGCAAAACCCCACCTCAGAAGAGGGCGCACTGGTCAAGAGAGACTGGTGGCGTGAATGGGAAAAGGACAGACCACCGCCCTGTGAATTTATTATTCAATCATGGGATACGGCATTTCTTAAAACACAACGGTCGGACTTCTCTGCGTGTACGACGTGGGGCGTGTTCTACTGGCCTGATGACACAGGCACAGAGCAACCTAACATTATATTGCTCGATGCCTACAAAGAGCGCTTAGAGTTCCCAGAGCTAAAGAAAACCGCATTTGAGATGTGGACAGACTGGCAACCCGATGCGTTTATTGTGGAAGCAAAGGCGGCGGGTACGCCCCTGATATTCGAATTACGAGCGATGGGCATTCCGGTATCTGAATACACCCCGTCGCGTGGTAACGATAAGATAGCCCGTGTGAACGCGGTAGCAGACCTTTTCGCCTCTGGCATGGTCTGGGCACCCCGTATAAGGTTTGCAGAGGAAGTGATAGAAGAGTTCGCGTCTTTCCCGGCAGGAGAGCACGACGACCTTGTTGACTCCTCGACTCAGGCACTCCTGAGATTCAGGCAGGGTGGCTTCCTGCGTCTGGTAACAGATGAAGAGGATGAGCCTGTCTATGCACGCAAAGCCGAGTATTACTAATGATAGAAGTCAACGGCTGGCTGATTGAGAAGTTCTTTCGTCCGATATTCCGTCGTTTTAGTAAGCATGGCGGGGGCGTGTTCTTTGACAAAGAATTGTTTCCGGTCACGAAGACGCTGGAGTCTAAGTATTGGGTTATCCGCGATGAGTTCGAAGATTTGCGGTGGCGCATCAAAGACTTTGCGCCGTTTCAGGACATAAGCCCTGATCAGATCTACATATCGAACGACGACAAGTGGAAGATGTTTTTCTTGAAAGCCGGGAAGATCCGGTTTGAAAAGAACTGTGAGCAGTTTCCTAGCACCATGAGAATACTGGATGCAGATCCTAATATCGTATCTGCGTACTTTTCAGTAATTGGTCCTAAGAAAATGCTGATGCCTCATGAAGGTCCGTGGTGTGGCATATTAAGGATTCATCTAGGAATAGATATTCCGACCGGGGGAAGTGGCTGTACGCTTGTTGTTAACGAGCAAGAGTACAAATGGAAAGACGGTCATTGTGTTGTCTTTGATGACACGTATGAGCATTTCGCGGTTAACGCCACAGATAGAGACCGCGTTGTTTTGTTTTTGGATTACATGCGACCGTTGCCTTGGCCATTAAACTGGCTGAACCACTTTGTGGTTTATATGGCACGCTATATGCGTTACTTTAAGGAACCCATCAAGCGACACGCTGAGTGGGAGAAAACCTTCTACAAGGAACGCTAATGGCCTACCTGCAAAGCAACATACCGCACTTCAAGTGCTGGGTAAGGCGCGAGTATACCCACAACCATACGGCATACCACGGTGAGTTCCTGCACGCTATGGCGATTGCAGTGACCACGATGCCGACGCGCTGTCTGAGCTTTCAGGTTATTTTTACTGGCGCTGAAACATATGACACCGATGAGCCTAACGTTCACGGTGGTGCAATGTGGGCCAGAATGCCGATTACTGCGTTAGTGGCAGATACACCCTACGAAGAATGGCCAGAGCCAATGCCTGTATGGGCGGCCCAGCCTTGGGATTGTAGCTCTCACCACCACGCGGTATACAAATTAGATAGGGCGACACCCTGTCCGTGGCTGGCTAAGATAGACGGTAAGTTATTCCCTGCTAAGTATTACTTCACTGTAGACTATGCAGAGAACGAGATTGCTGACGATCCAGCCCAGCACAAGCAAAGCCATGTGTTAGAGTTATTAGATGCAGGCCCGTGGACGGGCAACATCGTAGCGTTACCAAACAACAGAGTGCGGGTAACACATCCTGCATGGTTCGAGACAGGCGAGGGAGCACCGGACTTCCGTCCTTCGCAACACATTCACTACAGCAAGTCAGACCTCGATTACACGCTAGACGTGAATCAAGTATTCGACAATATGTATGCAGGAGACTCCGATGAAGATGAAGAGTAAAGGTTACATGGCCGGTGGCAAAATGAAGACCAAAGGCTACAAAGCTGGCGGCAAGCTTAAGATGGTTAAGAATGCTGAAGGCAGGGATGTGCCTTTCTTTGCGGCTGACGGCAAAGGCAAGATGGCTGGCGGCGGAAAGGTCAATAAGACTAAGGGCTACTTTAAGGGCGGAAAGGTGATGAAGCCTAAGGGCATGGCAATGGGCGGCAAGACTAAAGCTCGTGGTTGTGGTGCGGCTCGTCAACAGATGTTTACTAAGAACGGCTAATGGCTATTGATCGCGCCCTTATGGGCGAGCCTTTGGAAGAAGGCGAACAAATAGAAGTTGAGATTGTTAATCCTGAGCAGGTAGGTATCAACACGCCTGAAGGTGGGATGCTGATCGACTTCGACCCTGACATGGGTGAGATGATGGGTCTGGGCCACGACGACAACCTAGCTGAGGCTATGGATGATCGCGACCTAGATTCACTGGCATCTGAGCTTATTGGATCGTTCCGCTCTGACAAGGAAAGCAGGGCCGACTGGGAGCGCTCTTACGTTAAGGGTCTCGACCTATTGGGTCTTAAGCATGAGGACCGTACAACGCCTTGGGATGGCGCGTGTGGCGTCTTCCACCCGCTGTTAACAGAGTCGGTGATTCGTTTTCAGTCTCAGTCAATCCAAGAGATATTCCCGGCAAGCGGACCTGTAAAAACCAAGGTCGTTGGCGTTATTGATGCTGACAAAGAAAAGCAAGCCGAGCGTGTTCAGGATTATCTGAATTATCTATTGACTGAGAAAATGTCAGAGTATCGCTCCGAAACGGAGAAGATGCTGTTCTCTTTGCCTTTGGCAGGTAGCGCATTCCGTAAGGTGTACTACGATCCTAACTTGGGTCGCCCTTGCAGTATGTTTGTACCAGCTGAAGACTTCGTGGTGAGCTATGGCGCGTCTGATTTGACGACCTGTGAGCGCTCGACTCACGTCATGAAGAAGAGCAGTAACGATATTCGCAAGCTTCAAGTGTCTGGGTTCTTCCGCGATGTGGATTTGCCTAGCCCTGCTCCCGATGTAGATCCGGTTGAGCAGAAATATAACGAGCTAACTGGCGACTCTAGTAGCTATGACTACGATGATCGGCACACATTACTCGAAATGCACGTCAATCTTGACCTTGTTGGCTTCGAAGATACCGAAGGTGGCGAGGAAACAGGCATTGCACTGCCCTATGTAGTCACTATTGACCTGTCATCACGCACCATTTTGTCGATCAGGCGCAACTGGTACGAGGAAGATGCCCGCAAATTGAAGCGAGAGCACTTCGTTCACTACCAGTACATGCCCGGACTTGGGTTCTATGGCTTCGGATTGATCCACATGATCGGTGGATTAGCTAAATCTGCTACGTCATTGCTCCGACAACTGGTTGATGCGGGCACATTGTCCAACTTACCGGGTGGTTTGAAGTCCAGAGGACTACGAATCAAGGGTGATGACACCCCAATCATGCCCGGAGAGTTCCGAGATGTGGATGTTCCGGGTGGAACCATCCGAGATAACATCAGTTTCTTGCCCTACAAAGAGCCAAGCAACGTTTTGTACCAGTTGATGGGCGATATTGTAGAGGAAGGCCGCCGATTTGCGTCCGCAGGCGACGTAAAAGCCGCCGATATGAACGCAGAAGCGCCCGTTGGCACGACTCTTGCGCTGTTAGAGCGGGCAATGAAGGTGATGAGCGCGGTTCAGGCGCGTTTACACGCCTCAATGCGGGTAGAGCTACGCATATTGACCCATGTTGTGCGGGATTTTGGGCCAGATCAGTACCCATACGCCACAAAAGGCGACCCAATTGTCCCTGAGGACTTCGATGACCGCGTTGACATCATCCCTGTTAGCGATCCTAACGCTGGAACGATGGCACAGCGCATTATGCAGTACCAAGCGGCGCTACAACTGGCGGCACAAGCCCCAGAAATGTACGACATGCCACTATTACACCGGCAAATGCTGGAAGTTCTAGGTATTCGTGACGCTGATAAGATTGTACCTACCGATGCGGACATGAAGCCGACCGATCCGGTCAGTGAGAACATGGATCTGCTTAACGGCAAGCCAGTCAAGGCGTTTATCTACCAAGATCACGAGGCTCACATCCAGACTCACATGAGTTTGCTCCAAGATCCAAAGGTTATGGAGGTTATGGCCAAGAGTCCGAACGCGAAGAAGGCTCAGGCAGAGCTTGCGGCCCACGTTCAAGAGCACTTGGCATTCCAATACCGACAGGGCGTGGAGAAAGAATTGGGTGTGCCTTTGCCACCGCCAGACGAGCCATTGCCAGAAGATATCGAGTACCGCATTTCGCAGTTGGTTGCGCCAGCGGCGGCTCAGTTGTCTGGCAAAGCACAGCGTGAGCAACAAATGGAGCAGGCTCAGAAGCAAATGCAAGATCCGCTCATCCAGATCCAGATGCAAGAGCTTCAGATCAAGCAGGCCGACGTACAGCGTAAGGCTCAGGCTGAAATGGCCAGAATCCAGCTGGATATGCAGAAGGCAATGGCCAAGTCTCAGCTAGATCAAGCCAAGCTTGAACAGGAAAAAGATATCCAGACGGCAAAGATTGGCGCTCAAATAGCTAGAGACAATGCTCAAGAGCAACTGGAAGAAGATCGAATAGCTTCCCAAGAGCAAATTGCTGGTGCTAAACTGGGCGTCGATATTGCTAAAGATTTAATGGGTAATAAATGAGCCTTGAGGAATCAACGGTAACTGAGTACATCCGCTCTAAGATTCGAGAGCATATGA